GAAGTAGCTTAACTCACCACTCAGAAACGCAAAATTAAGTGCCGAACTGTACTGTGGCAAAGGATACCACTCCTGCCCCAAGGTCATCAACTCATAGCAGTATATTTGCTCAAGGTCAGTGTTGGTAGGATGTGCTTTCTTGATAGGCATCACATCAATACGAGCTGACCAGTCATCACATAGGTAGTAAGTTATCTTATCTCTTGCTATTCTGACCTTCTCTGGGGAGATATTTTCTATCTTGTATAGATCACCTTTCTTATTGTAGCACAGTTTGAAGTACACTCTGTGGTGAACTATCAACTGCTGAGTGATGGCCTTGTCAACCTTGCCTAACTTAATCTTTTTTTCAAAGGTGTATAGCTTCAACTTATCCTCATTTGACATCTTAGTCGTTTCAAGAGTGTATCCACCACCTATCACAGCGTTGGTCTTGAAGTCCACTATAGCACCATGTAGTGGTGATGTGTAGTATAGTTGGTTGAGTAGCTCTGGGAACATATTGTTCTGCCCGAATGGGATGTATCCTGCCACTTGATACCTACCATTGACATAAGGCAGTGATAAGTTGGCATCACCTACCTTACCAAATGGAGTACTAAAGGACTGGTATCCTTCTACTACTTCTGTTGCTTGAGGCTTAGAGCCTATGAATCTACTATACCATGCCATCAGTCATATATTGAGTTAGTTGTTAGTCCTGCTACTACCATCCTACCCTCTTCTATCATGGTCAAGCCAGTAGGGTCAAGGGTGTATGTGGGTGTTTGATAGACCTTGTATCTGTACTGACCTTTTACAAAGTCAATATCTGTAGGCTCGTCAATAGTGAACAAGTTGAATCTTGAGGGCCAAGGTGAGGTATCTGGTCCACTCCAATATATTGGGTCGGGTGCAGTGTTGAACTCATCCTCAAACTCAAATAAATATAGTGCATTGGGTATTGTAGTGACCTCTGTAAGGGTCAACACAAAGCTATTCACTGAGTCCTTCTCAAGATATATCATACCTATATTGTATCACCTGTTTATAATAATTAAAAAAGCCCCACCGAAGTGAGGCTCTTATATATAATCGGCAAGGATTAAAGGAGTCCAGGGATGATTGTAGGGTCAACTGCATATGCTAAGTAGTCATTCTCCGCTACCAGTGTAACGGAATATTTACTACCATCTGCACGAGCTGTACCAGAGCCTTCACCTGTTGCAGATACCTGCAAGTAAGGGAAGTACCAGCAATTTCCATTAGCATCCTCAATGATACCAGCTAAGTATTGTTGACCAGCTCCAAGCACTTTGATAGCTTGAGACTTAGTTTGGTCTCTTCTGTGGAACATCAAGTTCACAGTTGCAGTAACGTAGCTTGATCCGTTAATCAAGTCTATAGCACTCTCCTCTGTATAAGAGGAAGTGTTTCTCTTGAACTCTAATTCAATGAATGGGTCAGCACCTACCACTAATGGTAATGTGTCTATGGTATAAGTATTGGTTACATCAAATGCGATACCAGTCTCATCTATGTTATCCTGTTGGTTAACGTAGAATCTGTAAATACCCCCAGAATTATTAAAACAAGATTTTAAAATTGTCTCTAAAGTTGAACAGCTCATCTGTATTAATTTTTTTAAGGTTTAAAAATAGGGGAGCACTTACTGCCCCCCTGGTATATTGTTAGTCAAAACATACGTTATACAAAACGATCTCAGCAGGGTTTGTGTAATGGAAACCAGCCTTCATGTTTGCACGAGTTCTTAAGTAAGGCTCAGCAACTGAGTCAGATAAGTTCACTACTTTCAATGCTTTAGAATCTCCTTCTGCATCAAATGCATAGATAAGGTTGTTTTTCAATGTCAACACGATAGTGTTATCAGGCATACCCTCACACACAACCACATTGATACCTAAGAAAGTCAATCCTAATGGTAATGTAACATAAGTCTGAGTGTTACCTTGAGCTGCTTTCAACTCATAAGCGTTAGCTACATTTGTTGATACATATAATCTCAAGTCAGCTTTCTTACGTACGATAGCAGCAGGAGCAGCGTTAACTACAGCCTCTAATACTGTCAATACATTTGATGTACTGATAGCTCCAGAGTACAATCCGTTAACATCAGCATCACCACACAACTGTACTAAGTACCCGTTGCAAAGAGATAATAATGGGTCAACAGATGCAACATCACCTTGCCATCTTAATAACTCTAAATCTTGACCAATAACCATTGCCATCTCATTCCAGTAGTAAGACATGAATGATGCAACAGTGAAGTCACCATTTGAACCTTGAGCCATTTGTAAAGCTAAGAATGATTGCTCTAAGTCAAACTGACATAATTGAGCCATTGCAGACAATGCACATACATCAATGTCAATAGCATCTAATGAGTCAGTAGGTGCAGAGAAGTTACAAGTTGAAGCTTGAAGTAGTGAACCAAATGTAACATTAGCTAACTTAGTTTTTGAATTGATACCTGGTAGGGTACGAAAGTTGTTAGCAATGTCAGGGCTTGATAAATAAGCCTTTGAATAGAACTCATCTGGGTTTGCACATAATAGTGCGTTTGTTTCGATATCTAAATCGAATTTTAGTTTACGTGTCATCTTATTTGGTTTTTGAAAATTTTACAAATTCTTTGAATTTCTCATGTGCAGTCAAGGCAACTGGTGCTGCTTCCTCCACAGTCTCAGCTGATAGACTTTCTTCCAGCTGGTTTTTTAAGTCAGCTATCATAGCAACAAGTTGATTAACTTGCTCCTCAATAACTGGTCCTACTATAGCAAGTACAGCCTCAGCATCAAGGGCAGGGTCAACTGCCATTTCAACATCCTCTGCTGCTGCTGCAGACTCTTCTTCTTGTACAGCTTCCTCTGCATTGTCTACAGTGGTCTGAGCTTCCTCTTCTGCAGGAACGTCTGCTGACATTTCCTCTTCTGCTGGTGCAGGTACATCTTTGATTTCAACAACTTCTCCGTCTGCTATGACGTAGATTTTGTCTTCAATCCGATGCTCTCCATCTGGTAACTTCATTGTATTTAATTTTAAGTGTTCCGATAATTTCATGCCTAAGAATCCCTCAATAGAGTACCCTACTTGACCAGACTCAACCAGCTTATCATAGTACTCCTTATCAGTTACTTGGCTTGTCAACATCAATGTGCCCTTAGGTACCTCAATGCCGTATGTTGTGAATGCCTTGTCATGTTGTGGGCTGTCCACTATCCATGCCTCAAGGATGTATGCAGGTACTTTCTCAGTTGCATCATGCTCAAGGTTAAAGATATCCTTGTTCTGTAGGTTTAACATGAACTTGCTATGTATAGCCTCAATCACTTCTGCAGTGAACTGTACATCATACTCGCTACCATCCTCATCCTTCCTGTAGATTTCCATAGGTATCATGGCAGGAGCAACAATACGCATCTTGACATCATCACTGAATGTCATTATAGCATGAGAATTGAATGCCATCCCTTTAACCTTAATTGCAGGCTTGTTGGTGAAGGCTATCATCTCCATCCCAAGGTCCTCTCCATCGGAGTAGGCATCCTCTATTGTTATCTTGTAGCATGGTCTGTCCATGCCTATATTGTAGAAAGTGTTATATTTGTTAAAAATTAATATTTATGGTAACTATTTTAGGCAAGGAGATACCGAATCAACTGAGTGAGTTGACGGTGCAACAGTTTGAAGACATCACTACAATCCATGCAAGACAAGACATTGATGCTATTGAGAAACACATTGAGGTGTTCATGCTATTAGGCATAGCAGAGGATGAGTGGGAGGATGTATCTATTGAGGAGTTCAAGGAATGCGTTAAGCAGTTCAACAATCTTAGTGGTAAGCCAGAGCTACAACCGTCTTTTGAACACATGAACTACACATATACTGCCTTTGAGGAGCAGTTCAAACTGTCAGTTAAGGACACTAAACACATTGAGAAGGTGATGCACTCAAGACATAAGGGGTACATCTCAGAGATGTTGGCCATCTTGTTCAAACGTACTGACCTTACTAAGGCTGAGCACTATACAGATGCACACATCAAGCACAAGTCAAAGATTATCAGAGAGCTTAAGGCAGAGTTAGCTATGCCATACTTAGTTGAGATAGGTCAGAAGTTAGCAAAGCAAATGCCTAAGGATGCACCTGCCGAAGTCGTGGAGTGAGATAGATGTACTACAGTTCAAGGAGATTAGAGAGCTGTACACTATTGAGGAAGTATTCACCCGGGAGATAGAGATACTTGCCGCACTGGCAGACATCCCATCTGATGACCTTGAAGACCTTGACATAAGTGAGGTCAGCACCATGCTGGCAGACATCACGTTCATAAACTCTGAGCCATCTAAGAACTATAAGCACCTCATCGGAGAGTGGAAGGTCAAGCCACTGAGCAAGCTCACCTGTGGGGAGTTCATTGACCTTGAGTATTTCTTTGCCAATGACTACGTCAAGCACATTGGTCACATTGCATCTATTCTATACCGTAAACATAGCATCAATGAGTGGGGAGATGAGGTCCTTGAGCCTTATAAGTACTCCCCATTTGACAGAGCTGAGCTGTGGGATGACTACTATATCAATGATATCTATGGCATCATACCTACATACCTTACATTCCGGACTGAGTTCATGGATAAGTACGAGCTACTGTTCCAATCAGATGAGAGTGAGGATGATGAAGATGATGGACCAAAGACAAGCCAAGATGTGAAGGCTGAGCAAGAGCAGAAGAGTGCCATTAAGTGGAGCTGGGAGAGATTACTCTACAGCCTATGTCAAGAAGACTTGACTAAGTTTGACCAGGTGACAGATATGCCGCTTGTCTTGACCTTTAATATGCTGGCTATGAAAAAAGAGTTGAATCTATAGCTGACCTCTGAATGATAGAGGTGCAGAGAATTGACCACCGATAGGTTCAAAGGTGTAGATAATAGATCGTTTCTCACCTAAGATACGTGCCACATCAAGGATAGGATAACGTTGAGTCATCCACTCAGTGTATTGTGAGTAGATTTCACCTGTAATACCTTGACTATCCAGCTCCCTTGTTAGCTTAGCACATAGGTCAAAGGGTGCAATATGAATGGTACCGTTGTTCAAGAATCCAAAGTAATACATTGCAAGTATCTGTATTTCAAGTTCACCCAATGCTGGTATCTTAGCATTGATACGCACTGAGTCATAGAGAGCCTCTGTATCAATCAATCCCTCTCTCAAGATTATCTGTTGCATGATTCTCTGTATCTTTCTTCTGGTAGGATACAGGACATTAAACACACCGTTATTTGCGTATCTTGCCATTACACTAAGTACTTAGGTAGTTCTACATTCTCAACCCAAGCAACAATATCATCATCATGCCATGTATCAACATAGGTGAACCCTACGAATGTCACACCGAATACTGCAGACTCAGTGGTCAACACCACATCAACTGAGCAAGTATGATACATGATAGAGTCATTGACTTTCTCCACGTTGATAAGTGGGTCAGTTATCTCTACATTGAACTGGGGAAATTTATAAGTTGCCATATTAGGTTAGTGTTGTTCCTGTTACTGTGAATGTTCTTACTGCAAGCCGTTGACCTCCAGCTCCTGTCTTATCT